GTATTGCATCTATATGGTCATCATGTCCTCCAGATATATGCCCGAAAGATAACTTACCGTTGGCCGACATCTTATACGTATATTGTGCAAATTCGGTATGTAACTGCGGACATAAATCTTCTGAAGGTAATTCTATTGTACCTGTCTCTATATCATTGATTAGAGTTCTAACCATATCAGTTTTATTATCCTGATTGGTGTTAAATGGTTTTATCTTTCTAAACTTTGGTTGGATTAGATCGTAAGTAGCTCTACCGATACCGTTGGTTTCAATATGACCACCCACTATATTGTACTTAGACATGATGTTTGAAAATCTTGTCGCTACCGTATTGATATCTGTATTGGTAATACTCTCTATACGTAACACCCTGCCAATAGGAGAGATTAAAGCTAATACACTGCTATCATCGGATAAACCTGTATCTATACCTACAAATGCATCTCCTCCTTCTCTCCATTCACCAATACTTGATACTCTACTAACTCCTACAAATACATCATTGGAGCTATCTACGAAGGCTGCTTCATATTCTTGTTTGTAAATGTCTGGTGGTAAACTCTTTTTAGCTTCGTCAATTAACTCTTTACTCACATATGGACATTCTTCGAGTTTAAACCTCATAGATACTACCTCAGGTTTGTTAAACCAAGTAAATAGGTGGTTCTTTCCTTTAGGTGTAGATACTAATAAGCATTTCTTACCAGAAGGGTTAAGTGTAGGAAGGATAACAGTATTGATTGTTGTATCTTTGATATATGCTGCCTCATCGAGTATTACATAATGAAATCGAAACCCTCTTATGTTATCTGCTGAATCAGCTGAAAGAAACTTTATTGTACTACCATTTATAAAGTTAACAGTAGCTTCCATCCTATTACTTGTTGTTATAAGATCTTGTGCTGCATTAACTATTTGATCAAGTACTGATTTAGCCTTAGAGAATGTTGGAGATATCCAAGCACACTTCTGATTCTTATTCTGTAATGCCCAGTATAGTAGTATGTTTATTGCCAGTAACGTCTTACCACTACCTCTCGGGCTCACCACACATCCAAACAAATCATCACTATCGATAAAGCTATTAATAAACTGTCTCTGTTTATCGTAAGGTGTAAATAATTTAACGTTCACTTTTTTGTTTTAATCTGTCTATTTCTGCCTCTAATAATCTTAACCGTGTTGTAAATCCTTTATATGCTGTTTCTAAATGATATAACCGTTCAAGAATTATTTCTAACTCTTTATTCGTCATCAGCAAAAGAAACTTTAATTTCTCCTTTTATATCTGCCTGTATTTTCTGAATATCATTACCGGTGTATTTAAAGATCTTTGCAACAGCAGCATCTCTTATTTTTGGATTTTCATCTGCCATAAGACGTATTAGTTCTTGTGTGGCAGGTTTTAATTGTTTCTGAAGTAGATCCTTCCATGTCTCTTCATATAGTTCTTTTGCTTTGGTGAAGTATTGACATAGTTGTTGTTCTGACTTATCACCATAATACTCTTTTGCCCATTTAACGTAACGTTCTTGGGTGTAGTTTTCTTCGTATCTTAACTCGTAAGCCTTCTTTATTCTATCCTTTATCTCCTTGTCGCTAAGCTTATTTCCAGCCATTTTATATACATTATATGTTCAACAATAAATAGCTTATGTCTCCTTAGTTTGTGTACTCATAATATCGCCAGTTATATTTGTCGAAATAACGTTTAATAAGTTTTGTATCAAACTCCCAGTTTTGTTGTTGGAAAATATCTTCAATATTTACGTAAGTACCCTGTATATACAAATGAACCGTATTTGTGGTTATTCTAACCTTTATGGCTTTCTTTCTTATTGTATTTAAAGTTCTACCGTAACTTGTTACTATGTATCCTGAATACCCTAACGGTGATAGATCTACCCATTGCTCTCCCTCTTTGAGTACTGCTTGAACAAACTCTTCATCCGTAACATCCAATACTTGGGTAAAACCCGGCAATAAAGATTTATCAAGATTATTGTATATAACATAGTCTGCTTGAACATAATCATCATCTGTGACATATTTATTCCTTCTCATTGAAATTTCGTAACCAATTATCGTAACTTTTATTAACCTGTTCTGCCAGTTGTCTATACTGACACGAACAATCTCTTTTTTGTATTGTGTCTTTTTGTTTTAAGATTCTTTCTGTTTCATAATATACTGCCAGAGTTTCACCTCTTAACGTTCTGCCTTTATGTATAGGAAATACTTCTAAAAGGTACTTTATTTGTTCATCCTTCATACCATACGTTTATGTAGTCAATAATAAATCCAATTATAAAGCCAGATAAAGCACAAAGAGCTGCAGCAGGGATGTCAAGAGTAAGAAGTAGACCTAAAGTAAAGGAAGAACATTTACTGCAGCTTAATACCTTATTAACAATGATAGAAACTCTACAGGGAAGAAGCTTAATAAGGTAATTCTTTGGCTTTTGTATCGGTTCGTACCAGAATGCAATCATTACACCTATTACGGACAAACCTATAACATTAAATATCGTTGGTTCAATCATTTTTTAACTCATTCAAATAATCTAATACTATTTTTCTTATTCTTTCAATATCCTTTCTCTCCCGAACGATCTTTTTTGAGGTATACCAAGATATTAGCTTACCCTTGAAAATTACAGAGAGTAAAGCTATCATAAGGATAACATTAACTATAAGGCTTAAATAAAATGTTTGCATCTGTTTTTTAGTTGTTTTTGTACTTGTGTTGCTGTCTGTTTAAAATTATAGTATGGAATATCGTATTCTTTAGATAAAGTAGAAGCAGGTTCTTTGTTTATAAGTAATCTTCTAAATACCATCTGTTCATATGCTGGTAATTTTTCTAACTCACATTGTAAGCATTGTAAAAACTCATCTGGTTCATCTTCGAATACGTGTAAATGACTTACATGGTCATCTGAATACTTTTCGTAATCAAAATTAGGAAAGAACTCTCTCTGCTTTATATGGTGGTGTCTATACTCTCTATAAAACTTACTTGATGAACTCTTTAACTGAGTACCCATAATAAATGTTATGAAGTTTTCTGCTTTACCTGTCTTAAAAGCTTCTACTTGTTTATCTATAGGTTTATTAAGAAAAAACTCTACAGCTACTGCTATCAGATCTAATCCATGCTTATCAAAAGCCACCCCACACGTCTTCTTAGAATTTATTATAAGTTGAGGGTATAGCTTGGCTAATTCCTCTCTTACGTATTTTTCTTTTTGTGTTAATTCCATTACTAATAATATAAACCATTTATTATAATTATCCAACTTTTACCTAAAAAAAGACCCGGCACATGGGAGACCGGGTCAGAAAGGTAGGGGAAACAAATGACAGATAAAGGAAACCCTACCGAAATAATAAAATATTTTTTACTCTAATGGTTCACCAAAAGCTTCATTTCTATAAGCTCTTCCTTGTGTACGAACTTCTAACTGTTGTTCAGGTGATAAAGCATTATATTGCTCCATTGTTAAATCTGTTAATTCTTGTCTTGTCCAAGTTTTCATAATTTATATGTTTTTTAATTTATTTGACTCCAGCTTGTTCCGTTATGGAAATACAAGTTAGATGCTGATACAGCAAGTTCACCTAATGCTCCTGTTGGTAAAGGATTTTGTGGTGCAAGTTTTATCGTTTCTGAAATGTTAACAGATCCTGTTATCTCAACATCTGATCTTATATACGTATCAAGAGCATCAACATTTATATTTGCTGAACTGCTGATGTTGATATTTTGTGAGTATAAGTTTATTCTGTGATCAGCATCGAGTTGAATATATGGAAATCCTGCTCCTTTATTTAAGTTTAAGGATGAACCAGAAGTAGACATGTTTACAAACGATCCATGAGGTCCTCCAAAGGTAATCTCAACATCTCCAGAGTTTGGACCGTAGTTACCAAAGTTAAGGGAGTTTGCTTGAGTACTGTAAGATGTTTTGGTTGGATCGTTGTATGATTGTCCTACACCAAAAGTAGCATAAGAAGAAGATGCTGCAAGAGAACCAGATGGGTTTGTAATAGTATAGCCAACTGCCTCTGGTGTATCACCATCTACTGTAACACGATATTCTTGAACATTTATAAGCTTTCTTGTGTCACCAATGTTGGTTCCTGATGTTTTAACTTCAAAAGTATCTGCTCCATACTTTCCTTGTGGAGAAAACATTTGGTATCTTGTTCCCAAAGGAGATACGTAAAACTCGTTTCCGTAGTTGTATCCGTAGCTGTCCCAAAACTCAACTCCATATGAACCTCGGTAAAACTTACCAAAGCTTAGATAGTTGGCTAACAAGTTGTGAGCAAGATTGTATGTGTTACCAAACTGGTCTGTTACAGGTCCAAGCTGAACAAGATCTTTCTCTGTGTTGTTTGCAAGAGTTCCAACCCTGTTTTCGATATTTCCTCCAACTGTTGTAAAGATATCATTTCCGTTAAATGCAGCTATGTATCCGTTTGTTGCTGTTATGTTTCCTGTTGCTGATAAAGCTCCACTTACATTCAAAGATCCTGTTACACCTGCTGATGCAGAGATTGGTGTAAGGAATGTTACACGTCCATCTGTCCAGTTAGAGGCATCTTCGAAACCTACGATGGTTGGATAGTTTCCTCCTGGATCATTTGAATATATACCTGGTCCAGTCCAATCACCAAGGTAACCCCATTGTTGCATTTGACCGGCTATACCAAAGTCGTTATTGTTAAAGTTATCTGTTACTTGTACAACACCTCCGTTACCTCCAGCAATACCTGCTGAGTATTGTCCTGATGAATCATTTGCTCCGATGTTAGCTCCAGCTACAATAGTATTTCCAGCAAGACCTGCTATTTCAAATCTTGATTGGAATGTTGGTAAGATAACTTGCATACCACCAGAAACAATCAGAGAGTTTTGTCTTTTGTTTGCTGGTAGACCTTGAACTTTAAGTACTTCAACACCGTATATATCTGTTACACTTACGTTGTTTGTTCCTAAGTTATCTACACCCGTTACATCTAAAACACTTGATACGGTAAGTGATCCTGTTATGCCTGCAGAACCGCTATATTGTCCATCCCATGTTCCAGCATTTCCTGCTGTTTCAGCATATATTGCATGTGAAGCGCTGACTGCTGATGCTACTGATAAACTTGATGTGGTAACAAACTGATAAGTTCCTCCTCCATCTCCAACAACAATTTGACCAGTAGGAAGATTAGGAAGATCATTTGCTACTCCAGGTCCTTTAATTACACCTGAACCATTTATAGCTGCTTTAGCTACATATCCAAGAGCTTGAACTTGTACATTTGAACCAGTAGGTCTTGAATTTATATATCCACCACCAGCTGCAACATATACTATATCTCCAGAAGTGAATAAATTAGTATCCACACCTCCAATATATCCATCTAAGAATGCTTGTCCTTCTGCTCCAGCTGCTATATCTTCTCCTGCAATACCTCCTGCCGGCATTCTTGCTGGGTTAGCAGCATCAGCTCTATATACACCAACAATATTTCCACTTGTTCCACTATCTGTAAAGAATAAAGGAGTTCCTTTATCTATTTGTGTAGCTTCTAAGTTTTTTACTTGAACATCTGTATTAGTTGCTCCGATAGCTGATATAGCAGTAGTTGCAGTAGTTGCATTATCTGCTTGTATTGCATATGATGCTGTTACGGCATAAGAAGAAGATAGAGCTTGATCGGCATATGATGCTGTTCCTAAAAGAGAACCTGTTACACCTGCGTTAGCTTGTAAAGGTTGATTAACAACAACACTTCCGCTACCTTGTATAATCGTATTTCCTACGTAGTTGTCAAAGTAAAAGTTTCCTATTCCTTGTTTCTGTATATAAGAATCTTGATCACTGTCTAAAATGATGGATGTGCTTTGTTGACCTCTTAAAATAACAGATGCGTTGCCTCCTTCAATAGTTAACGATCTGTCTCTTAAAGATGCTTGTGCAAAAGAACTGCTAACAAACACTCCTTGTTGTAACAGAGAACCGCTTAAATCAACAGGTATGGTTAACGATCCGGTTATACCTGCATCTCCTTCAAACTGTCCATCCCATGATCCAGAATCTACGTTAGCGTTTAAAGCATATGATGCTGTACCGTGTAAACTACCTGTAAACGATGATGCTGATATAGCATTTAACTGGTCGTTTATCTGTGGACTGTTAGCATATACAAACTGGGTACCTAAACCATCTACACTTGTTATATATCTCCAATCAAAACCTGGAGATTGTATAGATACTTTGTTAGCTGTTGTTGCTGTAGAAGCTACGGTAGCTGATGTAGCGTTACCCTGTAAAGCTCCTATAAAGGTAGATGCCGATATAGCATTTGTTGTGTTGTTAATTTGAGGAAGGTTACCGTATAGTTTTTGAAAACCTACATCTCCATCTGTTCCTACGATATACTTCCAGTCTACAGGTGCGTTGATATCTACTTTTCGAGCATTTGAGGATGTGTTAGCATTTTCAGCATGAGAGGCTGATGTAGCATAAGAAGCTGAATCGATAGTTCCTTGAAAAGATCCTGTAAAGACTGTTGAACCATCTGTTTTACCCATAGTGTCTCCAGCAACTCTTCCTCCGTATGTTTCTATATTTCCACCAACGTAGTTTACAAAGTTTCCACTAAACTGACTTACTTCGTTGTTAAAAGCAGTTCCTGCGTTAAAGTTGTTTATACCTACAAAGGTGTTTGAACCTGATACTGTAGGATACTCAGAAGAATCTTTACCTCCTAACTTCTGGCTATCTAAGGCATAAGATGCTGTAGCTGAAGATGGAGCATATGATGCAGTTACATCTAAGAAAGTAATAGCAGAACCTGTACCATCAGATATTGCATTGCCGTCTATCTGTACAAGTTTCTGAAATGTTTCGTCAATATATAAGTTGGTAAGATTTACTCCCATTAGTATTTTTATTTAGGTTTATTTGAAGTTCTACCGTATCCAAAGTATGGTTGAGGAAACTGAGGATAGTTACTATCATATACCGGTATACCGTATTGATTTGCATATGCTGCATTCATTGTATTACGTCTAAAAGCAAATGGTTGTCCGTATTTAGTACTATAATCAGGTCTGGTTTCGTATAATTTATCGCTGTTATTTAACTCAGGGAATAAGTCTTGTTCTTCGATTAAATACTTAGTTAACATATCGTTATAGTATTCCATCTTATTTTGAACTACTTGTCTCTTTTGGTTATAAAGAGTTCTGTCTACAGCATTGCTATTTTCTCCCCCGTCTGGTTGTAATAGTCCGTTGTTTCTGCTTCTTAAGTAAATTGAGTCTAAAGCATAATAATATGCTGCATATATTAAATAATCTTGAATATAATTGTCAAGAAGATATTTGTAATTACTATTACCAGCATCAATAATTGTACCGTCATCTACTAAGGTAATAATTTTTTGATACAGATTAGTTCCAATAGTAGACTGAAGTAAAATATCTTGACTTTCTCTAATGGCATTCTTAATTAACTCACTATCCAGATTATTATTAATGTCGGTGTAAGTTCTAAGTACGTTTTCACTAATTAAAAAAGTTGTAGTCATACTATCAGATTAATGGGTTGTTTTCTTCGTTTATATCAGCATCTTCTTGTTCAGTAACTTCTACTGAAGTAACTACTTCTTCTTGTGTTGTACCGTCCTCAAATAATTGTTTGGTATCTACACCAATAACAATATCTGGATAGTTAACTTCTAAGATAGTTTCAAAAGATCTAAGAATATCTTGCTGTAAAGGTTGAACAACGTTATGTTGGAATAATAACATTGCATCTATCATTTCATCTCTTCCACCAAGTTGACCCTCTGTCTTAATACCTAATAACATTGGTGAAGTGATTCTGTGTGCAGTTAGTATTTTCTGAATAGTCATATCATTTAAATCTGAATAATATGAATCTGCACCATTCTGTGGTATTGGTTCTATTTTAGGAGCATTTTCAGGACTATCTACATCCATGTATAGAAGTGATCCTGCATTTTCTGTTCCTC